TTTTGTCTTGTGCCATAAATAAAAAAACCCTTTCAAATTGTGGTAGTAGAAGTACACACAACTCAAAAGGGCAAAAGGGTTTAACTTTCGGTATCTTCTACATACCAGTCAACAATGCAAATGTAATTAAAATAATGACATTTGTTTACTTTTTATTTTGTTCCAATGTATTTTGACATCGTTTCTACCATCGGGTTTGACATAATGTTGGCAAATATCTTGACCCCATAAATCAACCATATTTTTACAACACTCTAACTCCTTACCTAAGTCATAGAATATTTCCTTTAACCCACCTTTATTGGAACCATTTGCCGGGCAACTAAATGAAAACAATGTATTCCTTGCAGTTTTTAATCCGTTTTGTATTACTTGCATCGCAAAATCCCTATCTTCTTTGCCTTCCACATAATTACGATACGCCATCCCATTAGTTAGTTCATTATTAACAAACACACAAGAATCACAAAAACTATTCAAGACCAAATCCTTTGTTGCAGACCAAGCAAATTGCCGATATTCTAAACTGCCCAATGCGATGTTGCTTGACAAAAACATTTTTTCACAATCATCTAAAATTTTAATATCAGCTTTAATTAATTTCGTGCCTTGTCGATTATAGAAATTACTGATATCATCATCTAACTGCCAGTAAGTTTTTATGTTGGCAATTTCCGTATATTTCTTAATGTAATTGCGAACATAAGTTATACCTTGATTGTCTTGGTCCAACACTATGTACTTAAAATTTGGGAACTGGTGCAAATATGCCGTGTATTCTTCGGGTTCAACAACTACGGTAACATTATAGAAATTATTGAGTTGCAACGCAATTAACAATTGACTTGTATCGTACCGATTTTTAGAAGGAATAAATATGTTCATAGCGTTAAATATCCAGTTTCTTTCATTTTCATATCAAACAATTCCTCTACTGGTTGTTTGCACTTGTACATATATTCACGATAATACATAACAAAAGCGATGCGCAGAAAATTATCATCACAATTTTTGAATGGTGTATTGCCGTGCCATTTGTGAACATCTGCAAATAATAAATCACCATTATGTAAATCAATTGCTACACGATATTCCGGTAGACAAAAATAACTACCATCAAAATTTCCTTCACGATACACACACAAATTGCCAAATCCTTCCGGTAAATCTCCAGCATCTTTATGCACGGCAGTTGCAAAATTACGGTTAACCGTTACGGTAGTAAACGATGTATCACCGATACGATAATTTTTATTCGTACCTATTGCAATTTTGATTTGTTTATCATAATGCAGCGGACACAGTTCTTTATATTTACTGTCTACAAATTGCACGAATGGTATACCAGCAGAAAACTTATCGAAATAATCTCTCGCAAATGCCGTCTTTCTACAATAATGCACCATCGCACTTTTGTCCATATAGCCAACATTGCCGCTTTCTACTTTATTGCCAACAGTTATATTGCTGACTGTACCATCCTTCCTTATGCGTTTATGACTACTGCCTGACGCAATGCCACGACCATCTGTCATTGCAATACTATCCTTGAAACTTTCATAACCCAATTTCAACACTTCCATTGGGATACAATTTTTTCTAAATTTGAATAATATATTGCCATTGACATCGTAAGCATCACAATCTGTGGTTATTAAATTATCAAAACAATTATCATCAAGGAATTTGCCTTTCAAATTATCACCCTCGTAAGGTTTCATTTGAGCTTTTAGAATTATTTTATCCATAGTTTTTGTTGAGTAAAATTAATAAAAAATCAGTCAAGTTGCCTTTTTGCTGGTAATCGTTTCCAAATTCTACTTTCATACCAACTTTACACAATCGCTTAAATTCTTTCAATTCATCTTTGTCGAAATACAATAAGGTTGTTGTGATTTGCGTTTCATCAAGCGGGGAATTATCAACTCCCCAATCTTGTTCAAATAATTGTAAAGTCATACGGGATAACCTAATTCTTTTTTTACTTTTTGTTGGTACGAATACCTTTCATAATAAACTGCACCACGCAATTCCTCGTTATCTTCTTGGAGTTTTGCTCGCCATCTGCGGATTGTTTCCGGTGCTGGTAATCGCTTGGCTTCAAACTCCGTGAAGAAGTCTTTGCCATCACATAATCTTCGGTAAATTACAGACATCAGCTTGATGTCGCAATCCCTTGTTTCGGGTTTGTGTTGCAATAAATAGGCAACCATTTCTTTTGTATTCATTATTGTCTGTCTATAAAGTTAGCATAATAGATGGCATCCGTTTCGTTCTCAAAGGTTGCGAGAAGTTCTCCGGCAAAATAAACTCTCCATTTGATTATCTCATTTATTGATGCTCTTACCACGAGTGCTTTTATTTTTGTCATCGTTTAGTTCTTTTAAGAAGTTCGCTTGTAGTTCCCACGTTTTTGCACGATCATTGGCTTCTTGAATCCTTGACCTAATTCCGAGAAGTTCCGTTTCATAGTCCCAAATCAATCGGTTCTTGTTTTGAAGTTTCTCAATGAGTTCTTCTTGTTCCTTTGACATACGATGCAGTTGCACCAATGCGATGGCAAACAAGATTGCCATTCCGATAATTAAGTAGTTTTGTATCATTTGCTTTTTCCTTTGTAAAATTTGTGCTTGTAGATTGTCTTAGTGTAGGTATCAAATTCGGGGATGTAGTTGTCCCTTTCAAATTCATACGGTGATGCCTCAGGCAATTTGTCAAAGTCATTGAAGTATTGTTTCAACTTCCAGTACACGAACATCACCGCAATGGTGATGGGTGTGATTACGATTAAGTAGATTATGTCCATAGTTTATTTATTGGCTAACCAATTTTGAAAATCGGATTCAGTCACTTCCTTAACTTCATCATCAACAAACCTCGATTGCGCCTCTACTAATGATATATTAGAAATTAAGTGCTTATCGTTTGCAGATGAATTAAACAATGACCAATACAAGTTGTTTCTTCCGTCAGAATACTGAACGTGCATAAATTTAACAACTTGCATAAAATTTGAATCTTCGGGATGTTTGTGGCTTGTCCAACTCGTTGTGCGCTCGTGGTCTGTCCAACTTGTAAATTTTTTCATAGTTTTGTTTTTAGTTCGTTTTATAGTATGATTCAAACTAACAAATTAACTTTCACAATACCAAATTTATTTTATCACTTTCTTTGTGAATGAACGATTTATTTAGTAATTGACATAAATAGTTCTCCAGCAGATGCCAACTTCTCATCAATTATTTCCTGAATGTCCTCCTCCAAAGTGATCAAGCTTTGCGTGAGCTTCTTGCCAATGGGCATTCGTGGATCATAACTAACAAACAACGCTTCGGTCATCTCGGTTGCAACCATCCCCATCTGAACTTGCCAATAGTATTCCGGTCGTTTGGATTTGAATTGCTCGTTGTTGGTGATAAAAAAGTTTTGAAGGTGGTTTCCTGAATTGAACGGACATTTGATTTCAACCAAGTGTGTGCCAAGTGCATCAGGTGAATATCCACCCCATTCGCCATAAGTGATGAATGTGTAGGTTTCTGCACCATAGTATGTGTAGAAATCATCCGACTGACTTTGGAAGTATTCAAACGCTTCCTTCTCGTGGTCTTTGCCCCAATCCAAAGCTCTGCCGTACATCTCCGCTTTCTGCCCGGTTAAGTATTCCGCTGCCTTCTCAAAGATGAATGTCTTTGCGGTTTCCGACAAGTACTCCGATTTTGATTTCGGAGTACCCATAAGTTTGTGGATTTCTGATGCCGTGAATCTTGCCCTTCTTAAATCGTGCCAATCGTCTTCGGTCAAATTAGTGTGAATGGTTGGTTTCATTTCTCGCCAATTAAAAGTTTCTGATTGACTGGAGATACTTCAAACTTCGTGGTGATGTCGGTCATTAGTCCACCCGTCTTCAAATGCTCAACGGCTTTTGCCCAACTGGAGTGCTTTGGATGGAGTTCGTCTTTCTTTGCTGACTGCCTTCCCATTGCTTTTTCGCCATCATCGTCATCGTCAATGTTTAAGTTTAGGATTGAACCGAGTGCATATCTCCGAGCATAGGTGATTGCACTTCCCATCGCTTGTGGATCGTTCTGCTTTGCAACGGGCATCACATAGGATGATTCCATCCACTCGCCTGATTCAGCGTGAAGAATGATGGTAGTGAGTGCATCTTGATCAGGAAACTGACTGATTGCCAAACCGCATTCGCTTAATGGCTTTTGAATTGTTCCGAGTATGTTTGCTAATGAAGCATACTTTGATTTGAAGAAAGGATTGCTTGATTCCTTTGCGACCTTGCTCACCGATGCTTGGAATGTTACCAATGCACCAGCAATGTTCTTGATTGATTCGCTTTTATTCATAGATTTTTTGTTTTTAGAAAAAGTTAGTGCGTTGTCCTATCATAAATAGAACCTGAAATTTAGTTGGTTCAGCATTGAAGAATGCTTCCGAGTTGATGCCGTCAAATTCTTTGATACAACAATCACCAAATCCACTCGTTGTTGAGTTCACATAGTCATCAAGTTCTTCAATGTGGTTTGCGATAAGCCAATTGTCAACCGCCTCAATTGTGTAGACATACTTCTCTTCGCAGATACGACCTTTCACAGTCAGTATCCATCCGTTGATTGCCAACTCAATCATTGTTGACCTCCTTCAATGCAATCTCAATGACGGCTTTTGCTTTTGGAGAAACGATGTTTCCCTCGACTAAATACTTTCTGACGGTGGGAAGTGATACTCCGGTCTTCCGTGCGACAATCTGAAAAAGACCTTGTCTTCGTTTCAGTTTGATTGTTTCAATTGCTTTTGTGTAATCCATAACGACACAAAAGTAAAATAAACAATTCAATAATGCAAATAAAATTTACTTTTAATTATATTTTTATGTCTTCCGAGAATATCAAATCCCCAAATCGTGCGTTCAACTCGTTGACCAATTCCATCTGAATGGATTCCGTGAACGCCTTTTCTAAGAATGGTCGTGCCTTCGTTCCGCTTCGGTGAATCTTCTTGGCGATGGCTTTGGCAAGTGAATCGTAGGTTTGACCTTCAGCCGGTTTGATACCTTTTTGACTGATCCAAGTTTTTAACGATTGCCATAAGTAAGGAGTCCCTTCAATATGCCCACCTCGTGTTGGCTTTCTTCCGTATTCTACGAACTCCCAATAATCCTCAGCCACAAGAATGGTGTTGATAGATGTCGGTGACTTGGTGATGTTGCCTGGTGCAAACGATTGGCGGAGTTTGGATGATGCGTTTGTTCCGTTGGCATCAAGATTTGCCTGAATCGGTGGAATCACCTTCTTGTTCCACCACTCAACGATGATTTGTTGAAGGAGTGAACCTTGAGTTGCATCACCTAAATAAGTGTCAAGTGCATCGGGTAATTTGGATAAATCTATTTGAGCCACATCACAACGCTTAAAATGGTTAGGACTACACTCAGCATCTTGTAACTGATTAAAGTGCGTGAGATGGCTTTATTTCGCTTCACAAGTGCATTGTTGTCATCCTTCAGGTATGCGATGTTTGTCTTTTGCTTGACGATGATGGAATCTTGCTGGTCGATGATGACGGAATCCGATGTCACAATTTTTCGAAGAATTGTGACTTGCCTTCTTGCAATTGCACCCTTGACTAAATAGTGATTCGCCTCTTGGATTACACAAGTATCAATCAATACTTGTCCATTGCTGGTCAAAGGAATGAGAAACAACAAGAACCACATTTTACAAAGTAGCACTTTTTGGCGATTGTTTTTCTTTGGTTTCAATGAGTTTCTCAAGATACCACTTGGCTTTGTATAAATCTTCAAGTCCATTTTTGTCCTCGCACCTCCAAATGTATTTGATTATGTTACCCGTGCAAACTGCGATGATTCCTTTTTTATTGGTGGTTGCTGATTCAATCGCATCAATGCACTCAATTAATCCTTGTTTATAGTGTTTCGGGTTGACTGCATCCATCTCTTTACAAATATATCATATTCTTCTTCCAGTATAAACGAATGACCTCCGAGCAGATAAACAATGCAATACTCGTGATAAGCACACACCCCAACAATTTGTGCAGAATCAATTGCACCATCTTCAACGATTTCAACGATGTCTGATTCGCCTTCAATCAAACCCATCCAATTGTCGTTCTTTTGCTCGTGAACAATTTGAACCTTTAAGAGCATATCCGTTTGCGTTTTGTTAACCTTTAAGTTGTTTTGTGGGTGTAAGCAACAATCTTCCTGATTTCACTTCCGCTTCTTATTCTAATTGGTGTCATAATCAACCACCGACCTCCGATTGGCTTAGGTGATGCACCTCGTTCAATGTGCCATCCCTTTGAGCCATCTCCATATTCTTCTTTGTATGCCGAAGTTCTTATCATCAAAATGTCACGCAGATAAATACTTCCCTTCACGGACAAGGTTTCAACGGTGTAGGTCATCTCATAATCCTCGTGAACGTGTCCCATCCAAATGGCATCGGCATTCTCTACATTCACACTCATACGGTTGTGCTGAATAGTGCCACGAGTGACCGCACCACCACCACCGAATCCGTGCATATATTTAATTGTGTACATACAAGTTTTGCCGTATTGATTAAACGTGTACCGAATCCATCCACCATACCCACCTACTTGAATATCGCTTCCAGCTTTGTAATTGAGCAAAGTAACAAAGCGTTCAATGATGTCGGTTTCTTGGCGTTTGAGAATGTTTGTTTCGTGATTGCCATAGCCAACAAGTTTAATCAAATGAGCATAGGGCATAAACCATTCAACGGCAGTTTCAATAATTGCATCAAAGTAGTTTGCAACATTGTGTTCAGGGCGGATGTCTGACTTGCTCTTTCGTGGATCATATCCTCCTTGCATCAAGCAGAACATATCTCCGTTGATGTGGATATCGTGACCACCGCTTAGTGCTTCGTCGAGATGTCTTTTAAGAGTTACCCGATCACACTTGGGATTGTCCCAATGCAAATCCGAGATAAGTAAAACTTTGGTTTCTTCAAATGGCTTTTCAATTCTGATGACATTATTTTTTTTCATAGAGTTGTGTCAAGTGTACGATGTATCTCAATTGCTTGTTTAAGACCTTGTGACGAACTTTGGAAGGTGTCAAGGTAGATTGTATCCAAGTGGTTAAGATATTTGATTAGAACGCTTCGTTTGATTTTCTCCCTTTCCACGATTCTTTCGTGCAATTCTACCTTCAATAGTGTTTTTGGCTTTGGATGTTCTTCAAAATTGAACATCGCCCACACAACACTAAATAGGTACAACGCAACTATTGCTGAGATAAGGAGTGAGAACTTGGAAGTTGATTGCATATCCAGCCAATATATCAGTTTTTGAATCATAGAATGGGGATGCGTTTCCGTTGATGCTTAATTCAAAGTCACCATCGGTTTCCGTGTTGGTTTCTACCAACGCAAATATGTCAGACATAATTTGTGCAGTATCCGAAAGAACTTCAATTGTGTTGCTCTCAGATTCAAACACACGATCCATCACAATCAATGCAAAGTTGTATGTCATTAACTTCCCGGCTGATTGCAAATTAAACCCATCAGGATACAACCACACCAAAGGATAGAACTCAACATTCTCAACCGTCAAATTAGATTGCTGACCAACACCAAACTTGCCGACCATTTTATGGCTTTCGGCTGCGGTCTGAATCTTTTTGATTATTTGGTTTAATGTCATTTTTTAGGAATTTGAGAAGTTTGGCTTCGTTGTTTTTTTGCCACTTATTTGTCCTCGTGGGGGAAGTCGTAGTTGAAGAAACAATCGTCATATCTTAGTGGTAAATAAATTCCTCCGCTGAATGCAGTTGATTTCGGTCTGATGGTGTCAATGGTGTTGCCGGGATTCAAGAACAATGGATAATCATTTGTATTGGTACGGAGATAATCACGCAACCTATTTGCATAGTATTCCGCTTTGTCACGATATCTGCCTTCAATCAATGTCATCTCCTCAACGGATACTGCACGAGCATTGTCAGATTCACGAGATGCAACCGATTTATTCATCAACTTGAATGTCATTGGCAACATCGCTTCGGTCAAAGTATAATACTTCAAACAAGGTGCAATGTATGAATCCAAAAGGGTTGTGTTCAAGTTGGTCAATGTAGATGCAAACGCTTGTGTCTGCAACTGGTTGTAAATACCCGAACCAATCACATCACGGATGTAAATCTCTTGAGCTTCTTTGATTGCTGACTTCAGCAACTTATCGTCAACATTTTCATTCAAAGGTGTGTTGTCCTTCAAATAGGTTGTTGATATGAAATATACAAAGTTTGTCATTATTTGATTCTCCTCAATAATTGTTGTTGCCAAATGTGACGGCATTGTGGAACATTCACATCTCT